GTTGGGATTGCCTTATATAGGAGGCGGAAACAAACTAACCAAGGCTCACCTAATGCAGAACTTAACGGGAGATAAGATAATAACACCGGAAGACAACGAACGAGTAGTAATTGGAGTAGATACAGGTAAAATCTTGCATTATGTAGTAGGGGGAAAACAAGGACTATTCTATTATGACGAGGCTAAGAATTATGATGAGATAGAAGACCTACTTACTAGATGGAATCGCTCTATCGCAGTGATAGACCAAGGAGGCGATTTGATTGGTAGTAGGGCATTACGAGAAAAGTACCCTGGCAGAGTATTCCTATGTACATTCGGAGCTGATAGAAAGACGCAACAATTAGTTAGATGGGGACAGAATGATGAAGACGGTGCGGTAATAGCAGACAGGAATAGAAGCATTCAACTAGTAGTAGATGAATTCACAGATGGAAGAATACCACTACAAGGTAATGAAGATGATTGGTACGATTATTATCTCCATTGGAATAATTTGACTAGGGTGAAAGAATTAGATGCGAAGTCAGGAGACATTAAAAGAAAGATATGGGTAAAAAACGGGCAATCAGATTTGAGTTTCGCGACGGTATATTGGAGAGTAGGAATGAGTAGGTTCGGAGGAGGAGAAACTAAGATAATAGGAGAAACAAAAGAAGTAGAAGATAGTCCGGTAATCTATCCTAATATGACTATGGATGCAAAGTGGGCTCATAAACCTTACGAAAGAAAAGGTAAAATAAAAGATTGGAGAGAGTTATGAAACTAGAACAACTAGCCAAAATACAAAAGAAACTGGAAGAATTAGAAGCTAAGGGAGGCGGATACATTACGATCTCCTTGAATGAAGATGGAGAATGGTTCATTGAAATGAATTACAAATTTGAAATATTAGACAATTAAAAACGCTCATCTGACCATAGGAGTCAGTAGTAGGGATACTAACCAATGAGTATAAATGAAGAAGCCTACAAGCAGGCTGAAAAAGAATTGCTTGAAAAGAAAGAAGCAGAAGAGAAAAGAAAAGTAGAAGAAGTGAAAGGGTATATTCTGCAAACCCTTGAGAGAATAGAGCAGAAGAAAAAAGAAAAGTCTAGGACAGAGGAAGAACTAAGAGTCCTCAAGCTAGACTTAGATGACTTACGCAATGGTAAGTTCAAGAAGATAGAGGAAAGGAATAAGAAGTCTGAGGTAGCCAGAGGAGTAAGTGCTTATGTAGTAAATTATCCATTCGTAGTAACGACTGATAATTGGATAACACTTACAGGTGGAACATATCGGACAGGATCAGGAATAAATTATTATTTTTAATCAATCCCTACTAACGAGCGTTTTTTTGTTATAAATTTATGGGCAAACTAGACGGGTTTTACAGTTTATTTAGAAAAGTAAATAGGCACAATAAAGAAGATGGAGAAGTTCAAGAAGGAGCGTCTGATTTATTAGACGAGCTTAAGTTAGATATGAAAGACGAGGACTTAATTGACTTAAAGGACGAATGGATAAAGAGGTGGGAACAATACTATCCAGAAATAAAGAAGAGACAAGAAGAGAATGAAAAGTATTGGCTAGGAAAACACTTTGAAGGTGCAGAGGTCAATGATAGAGCAATGGTGGATAATATCATATTTGAAGCTGTTGAAACATTTCTTCCTATTGCTACTAAGAGAAACCCCGACCCAACAGTGAGAGGAGACAACACTAAGGAGGGAGAGGAATTAGCTAAGAAGGTTCAATCAATGCTTATCTATCAAGCTGATGTCCAACGGATTAAGCTTAAACTGAAGAAAGTAACTAGATTCTGGGCATTATACTTATTAGGAGCGGTAAAGATAGCGTGGTCAGTGAATGAAAACGACATATCAACTAAAGCTATACGACCACAAATGCTTATACTAGACCCTGATGGAACTATAACAGAAGATATGCAGTATGACGGAGAGTATATAGGACAATATAGAGACGACTCAGCCGCAAGACTTATAAAAAGATTCCCTAAAAAGAAAGATTTTATCACCAAGGGAGTAGGAGGAAAGATGGGAACTAAGGTGGTTTATATAGAATGGTGGACAGAAGAATACACATTTTGGACATTACACGACGAAGTTTTAGATAAAATAAAGAATCCTCATTGGAATTACGAGGAAAAACAAATAGAAACAGATAAGTTTGGAGTAGAAACAGAGACAATGACGCCGGGAAAGAATCACTTTAACTATCCTAAAATGCCTTATGTATTCCTTTCAGTGTTCAATCTAGGCAAACATCCTTTTGATGATACTTCCTTAATCGGACAAAACCTATCCAATCAAGACATTATAAATAAACGACAAGCTCAAATAGATAAGAATATAGATGGAATAAACGGAGGCTGGATTATATCAGGAGACTCAGGACTTACTCAAGAACAATCAACTACAGCCATTGAAGCCTGCAGACAAGGTGGAGGGCTATGGATAGAAAGTGGAAACCCTAACAATTACATAAAAGAAGTTAAGGCTAGCGGACTACCGGCAGATGTATTTAATCATCTAGTAGATACGCGCGAAGAATTAAGAAATGTATTTGGTATAAGAGGTTCAAGCCCACAAGGGACAATGAATGAGCAGACTCTGGGAGGAAAAATGTTAATTAAAGATCAAGACAGTTCAAGAATAGGAGGAGGAATAAGTGAATTTCTAGAACAATTTTGCGACCAAGTATTCAACTGGTGGGTTCAAATGATGTATGTATATTATGACGAAGAACATCTAGCTTCAATCGTAGGTAAGTACAGGGCTATGGAATATGTACAACTCTCTAACGAACAATTTGGAAGTAAGTTATGCGTAAGTGTAAAAGAAGGCTCGCTACTACCCAAAGATGACTTCTCAGAAGCTAATAATGCAATGGTGCTGGCAGGGCAAGGACTATTAGACCCAATAACACTCTATGACAAACTAGACTACTCAGACCCACAAGAACAAGCTGAAAGACTGTTTATATGGAATAACTCCCCAGAGCTTCTTTTCCCTGAAGCTGGAAGAGCCGCAATGATGGCGCAAGAATCTAAGAAAGCTGAACAAGCTGCGACAGATATGACCATACAGGAGCAGGCTTCTATTGGGATGCAAGCAGTTGCTCCAGAGGAAAAAGAAACTAAGAAAAAATAATGAGATTTTAGGTGCTAATAAAACGAACTCACCACTCGTATAATAATAATAAAATGGAAAATGAATTGACGGACATTCCTAGTGATGGAACTAAGTTAGAAGACATCATAGTGGAAGAGGAGAAGGAAACTCCAGCGGAATCGCCAACCGAAAAAAAACCAAAGGAAAAAGAGGAAAAGGAAAAAGCTCCTGCGAAGGAGAATAAAAAAACCGAAGAAGCTCCTTTTCACGAACATCCTAGATTCAAGGAACTTGTAGAGGAAAAAAACCAATACAAGAAAGACCTTGATAAAATGCGGGAAGAGTTTGAGTCTAAAATAAGTGAAGTAAAGGATTCACAACCCAAGACAACAAAGATTCCTGCGTGGTTCACGGAACTGTATGGAGACAATGAAGAAGCTTGGACTAAATACCAAGAACACGATAAGTTAAGAAGGGATGAGTTAAAAAAAGAAATACGCGAAGAGTTTAAAAAAGAGCAGATAAAGAAAGATGAGTCAGTTGGTAAATGGGATAAGTGGATAAGCAATGAGATCGCTAATCTCAGAGAAGGAGGTCTGAAATTTAAAAAGAACGACCTAATGAAAGTTATGAATGACTATAAACCTACTGATGATAAGGGTAATCTTGACTTCAAAAAAGGTTATAAGATTATGACTCTTTTAGGAAAAAAAGACCCTGCTAAATCTAAAGCGCGTAAAGAACTTGTTAATGAAGGAAAATCCAAAGCAGAGCCAGAATCGAAAAAATGGTTGACACCCAAAGACCTTATAGGCACGGGATGGTAATTAATTTAATAAAAAAATATGGCAAACCCAAATCGAGTACTGATGACCACTCAAGATGTCCTTTTGCCGAAAGTGCTGGATACAATTCTACGAGAAAATGTTCTTTGGACAAGAATCGTAGGTGGATCTTCAAAACCTTTTAAAGGTGAAACAATGAAGAAGACCATTAAAGTATCTAAGAATACTACAGGAGGACACTTCAGAGGTTATGATCTATTGGATACAACTGCAACTGATAACAAAATTCAGTTAAGTTTTACTCCAGAATTCTATTACAAAACTGTTTCTGTTCCTGTAACTGACCTGTCGTTAAACGCAGTTAGTTCAGGTAAAGTTATCGACCTTATGAGCGCTGAAATGGAAGGTGCTGCTCACGATATGGCTGATGACTTAGGAGACAAACTTTATACTGATGACGGAACAGCCGCACCGGCAGGAACAGGAAACCTATTTAATGGACTAGCAAATATCATTGATGATGGTGGAACCGCTGCGACTTATGGAGGACAAACGAGAGCAACTTACACGACTCTTAACGCTACTGATACTGCTTCCGGTGGAACTTTAACTCTAGCTAAGATTTCTACTCTTATGAGCGCAATCTCAGACGGCTCACAAGGACCAAGTATTTTGGTTTCAGACCGAACAGTTTGGAATCTTATGGAGCAATTAGTAGAGCCTAAAGTAAATATCACAAGAAATATCAGCACTTACAAACAAGGTATTAAGGGTGGAGCTGGATTGACTGCACTTGATTATCGTGGAATTCCTATGGTGGCTGACAGAAAAGCTACTTCAGGTTACCTATTCGCGATTGATGAGAGCAAGCTTGATTGGAACGCTCTAAAAGTATACGGAGAAGATTCATTCAAATTCAAGACTGTAACTGAAGGTAATGACTACGGACAGTCACAGGGATTAGGATTTTCTTGGGATGGTTGGAAGAAACCTGTTAACCAGAAAGCTTATGTTACTCAACTGACATTAGCTGGAAACTTTATCTGTTGGGACCCTGGTAGAATGGGACGCTTAACAGGTATAACTGGAGTTTAATCAATTTAACATATTTCGCAGTTGACCCTACTAGATAGGGGACTGAGATTTAAAAGAAAAATATGGGATTAGTAAGAGATTATATGCCAGCACTACGATACGGAAACAAAATCCTGCCTAGTGAAATACAAGGAGGAGTTAATGTATTTAGTAATGTTTGGTATGTAGATGGAGATAATGGAAGTGATGATGATACAGGAGAAACTCCTGATAAAGCATTTGCAACCATTCAAGCTGGTATAGATGCAGCTTCCACACAAGATACGATCTATATTAGAACATTAGCACCAGACGCAGACGCCTCAGAACCTGGTACTTATGAAGAGAATTTAACTATTCCTTATGCGAAACACGGGTTAAGCCTTATAGGAATTGGAGGAACAAACGGATTACAACCATTTGGTGGTCCTAATGTTAAAAATGCTTCTGCTGGAGCATTACTTACTGTAAACGCCTCAAACATCCTTATTAAGGGAATCCAGTTTAATTGTACAAGAAATAGCGGAACTTATGGTATTAGACTTCAAGGTGTTGCTGGCTATGCAACTTTAGCAGGAAGTGTTGGAACAGTTATTGAAGATTGTTATTTCAAAAATGCTTCTTCTACCTATGGTGGTGTTTATGTTTATGGAGGATATGAAACGAGAATATCTCGTTGTACATTCCACTTAGGGACAAATGCTTTAGGAGTAATATATAATACCACTACTGTTCCAAATAACGGACATCTTATTGAATACAGCAATTTCAAGAGCAATAATGGAGTAGTAGTTGCATTGCATTTGAATTTAGCAGCTTCAAAAGATATTATGGTTGATCATTGTAATTTTGACCAAGCTACAATATTTATCACTTGTGTAGATGGTGCAGAAGGATTAATTTCTAATTGTTGCTTTAATGATGGTTCCTCAACTACCGCAGCTAAGTCAACAGGTAAGATTGCAATTCCAGCAGCAAATGACGAGTTATCAATAGCTGGTTGTTATGGTGGTGGAGGAGCTTTAATAGTTGCTGATGGCGGTTAAGATGGTCTAATTGTTTCTACTACAATAGTTTAATCGTATTCGTAAGTAGAAAGTGCGAATACACGGGCATTAATTAATTAAAGAAAAAATATGGCAAAATTTACAAACGAAAATGGAGTTGCTTCTGGTGGAATTAGAACTAATTCTGCTACTCAAGAAATGACTCTAGGAACAAAGGTATGTGCTTCAGGTGGAAGAGTTTACCGATATGTTAAAGCTGGTGGAACTGCTTTAGTTGCTGGAAAGTTATATGATGGTCCAGCTAGAGTAACTAATCATTCTACTTGTGCTGTTGTTACCGGTACTGCTGGAGACACAGAACTTGTTGTTACATTAGGAGCTACTCTTGCTACTGAAGACCAGTACGCAGGTGGTATTGTTAATGTTTATGACGAAGATGGACAAGGACAAACTCTTTCAATTAAGAGTCATCCTGCAGCTGATTCAGGTGCAAACTTGACTATTACTTTGGATGATGACGAACCGATTGTAACTGCATTGACTACTAGCTCACAAGTACAGTTAGTACCCAATCAGTATAAGTCAGTTATTATCCACGCAGCTTCTGAAACTGGTCTTCCTGTTGGTGTAGCTATAACAGCTATCACAGCGTGTTACTATGGCTTCATTCAAACTCGTGGTCCAGTGTCTGTTTTAGCTGATTCTTCTCCTGCTGCTCTAGGGCAACAGGTTGATGCTTCAACTACAACTGATGGTGCTGTAACTTTGGGAACTGTTGGAACTGCTGGTATCGGATATAGTTATAAACAAGCTGTATCTACCGAGTATAACCCAATATTCCTTATGTTGTCGTAAATTCTAGTTGCATTATACTCAAAAAGTAATTGATGAGAAGTTATTGAAGAAACTTTATCTCAAAGAAAAGAAACCTATTAGAGTGATAGCAAATGAATTAGGAAGAGGAGAGGGAACGGTGTTGCGGTATATGCGAATTTACAAAATTAAAAGCAGACCGCAACATCAACTCCTTGGAAGGAAGTTGAGTGATAAAGAAAAGAAACATCTTAGTAGAATAAACACTGGTAAAAAATTATCAGAAGAAACTAAGAAGAAAATAAGTATTAGTAATAAAAAGTTTTGGTCATCTAAAAGCAGGCGATAATTAAGCAGTTCGCCACTGCGTAATTGGGGTCAGAATTATCCCAACAAAAATATGAAAAAAGAAAAAAAGAGCGTAGCAGTAATGTTCGTTAATTGGACGGAAAGTGACTTTTCCCACAAGTGGGACAGTGTTGAATACACTTTCAAAGCAGGTGAATCACAATACATACAGGACTATTTAGCTAATCACTTCGCTAAACATCTTGCTCAGAGAGAGATAAACAAGAAAAACCTTTTAATGTCAGACTTGAAGTTCAAGGAATTCTATGACAAATGTTTTGCAGGTAACGCCGTGGAAGCTGAAACTCCGGAGAAACTTGAAATGAAAATGGAAGAAAAGAAAGTAAAGAAAGAAGTAAAGAAAGAAGTTAAAAAGACTAAGAAGCCTGAAAATAAATTTGAAGGAAAATGAGATTATTTAGCACAAAAAAAGTGAGGGAAGAAAAAAAAGTCTCTAATGACGCAGAACTTTACGAAGCGCACACTACAAGAAAAATCCTTGAAAAAGAAGTTATAAAACTCCAAGAATTCAAAGACAGCATAGAACCAAAGAAACGCAAAGAAATAGAGGCTTTTTCTGCGTATATGCAGAAGATGCAAAGTGATAAGTCATTGATACTCAAAGATATTAAAGAGTTAAAGAAACAG